TAGCTAAAGGTCTTACAGAAGCAGTACAAGAGTTTACTGCATTCAATGACAAGATGACACAATCTCTTGCCATTATGAACACCACTGTCGAGCAACAAAAGGCAATGGAAGAGTCTGCTCTATCTGTTTCAAGAGAGACTAGAATATCTGCTGAACAATCTGCTGAAGCATTTTTCTTCCTAGCATCTGCTGGATTAGATGCTGAACAGTCTATATCTGCACTTCCACAAGTAGCTAAGTTCGCTCAAGCTGGTATGTTTGACATGGCTACTGCTACTGACTTAGCAACAGATGCTCAATCTGCATTAGGACTTACAGTCGATGATGCACAACAAAACTTAGAAAATCTCACAAGGGTTACAGATGTTTTGGTAAAAGCTAACACATTAGCCAACTCTTCTGTACAACAGTTCTCTGAAGCACTTACAAACAAAGCTGGTTCTGCATTGAAGGTAGCTAACAAAGGTATCGAGGAAGGTGTTGCAGTATTATCAGCATTTGCAGATAGAGGTGTCAAAGGTGCTGAAGCTGGAGAAAAACTAAACCAGTTACTTCGTGATATTCCAAGAGCAACAGCAAAGAATGCTGAAGAGTTTGCAAAACTTAATCTATCAATGTTTGATTCAAGTGGTAACTTAAAAAATGTTGCAGACTTGATTGAAGAACTTGATACAGTTCTTGCACCAATGTCAGATGAATTAAAAGCATCTACATTAGACCAGTTAGGACTTAATCGTGGTGTTGCTGATGCTGTAAAGATATTATCTGGTGCTGGAGATGAGATTAGAGCTTATGAATCTGCATTGATGCAATCTGGTGGTACTACTGAAGATGTAGCAAATAAACAGATGGGTTCACTAAAAGCACAACTTGATTTGATGAATAACTCATTTTCTGAGCTAGGTATTCTCATAGGAGATATTATTGCACCAGCTCTTACAGCTTTGGTAGAGAGTGTAACAAAGGTAGTAAGAAAATTCACTGACTTTATAACTAACCAAAGAGAAGTTTCAGCTGAGATTAGAAAAAATGTTGAAGAAGCTGAAAATCAAAATCAAATATATGGAACTGAATTACCTAGAGCTTATAGCTTGTATGGAAGTGGAGTCAAAGAATCAACCGAAGCATTAGAAGATTCAAGGTCGGCTACACAAAGAGCTATTGATGCTGGTATGGCATTACATAATCTTCAATCAGATAGAATCACAACTGAAGATATTGTTGCAGATGCATTAGCTAACTTCACAAGAGAAACAGAAAACTCGACACAAGCAATTGAAGAATCTACTGAAGAAGCTCAAAAGTTTGCAGAAACGATGAAATCAAAACTTTTACCTACACTTCAATCAGTTGTTGATGCACAAGATAAATTAAAAGACATTCAAGATAGAGTTACTGATGCTGAAGAAGATAGAGATGAAGCAAGTAAGAATTTAACAAAAGCACAGAAGCAGTTAGAAGATGCATCTCAGAATGTAATACTTGCCGAGCAGAATTTAGCTGATGCTAAAGAAAGAGCTGAAAAAGTTACTCTCAAAGAACAACTTGCAATAGTACAACAAAAGAATGCAATCCAAGAACTTGAAGAAATGGAAGAGCGTAATGAGGAACAAGAATTAAAACTTGCCATTGCAAAAGAGAGACTAACTGAACTTATTGAAGCATCTACTGGAGCTACAAATGAACAAGTACAAGCAGAGAGAGAGTTAGAGAGAGCCTTAGAAGCAGAACAAAGAGCTACTGAGCGTGTTACAAAAGCACAAGATGCATTGACTAAAGCACAAAAAGAACTCAATGAAGTAACTGCTAAGACACCAAAGAATCTTCTTGAAATAGCTATGGCTAAAAAAGAACTTGATGATGCTCTTAAAAATTTAGATGCTCTTGGTTCTTTTGAAGATGGATTAGCACTTCTTGTTGAATCTACTGGTATGAAGTTACAAGATTTAATAAATATGGCTAATGCAATCAAGAGTGGTAATAATATACCAGCACCATCTGGTAGCCCAAGTGGTGGAACTCCACCACCATCTGATGGAAGTGTAGTAACAGATACATCTGGTAATCCTTCACAAAGAGATTTATTTGGTGCTACCAATCCAAATTTATTTGGTACTGGCAATAGAGCAAGTGATAGACTAGCAACAATCGTAAACATTAGAAATAATATAGAAGTAAAAGAAGGTGAATCAGCTGACCTTATAGCAATCAAAGTAGCAGAAGAAGTAAGGAGAGCTACAAGAAATGGCATTAGAGTTATTACATGAGTGTTTCATTTGATTCAGATGTTGATATTACTGTTGAGATAGCGTTTGATTCTCAACCATTTGATTCTTCACAATCGTTTACTGACATAAGTTCTTTTGTAAGGTCTTTTGCAATATCAAGGGGAAGGTCTGATGAACTATCAGCATTCAGAGCTGGTTTATTATCATTCAGTGTTTCAAATCAAGATAATAGATTTAACCCATCAAATACATCAAGCCCATTTTTTGATTCAGCAAATTCAAGAACAAAAATACAACCATTAAAACAAGTAAGAGTAAAAGCTACTTATGATTCCATTGAGCATACTATTTTTCGTGGATTCTTAGATGTTATACCAGTTAAATTTATCGCAGAAGGTGCTGACTCGATTGTACAATTTACAGCGATAGATGCATTCAGATTGTTTCAAAACCAAACATTTCAATCAGTCGGTTGGAGGGTTGGTAGAGTTGGCTTTACAGAATTAGGACAGACTACAAGATTAGGATATGGCGATACTCAAGAGCTATCTTCTGATAGGGCTACAAGAATACTAAATGCAATAGGTTTTCCATCAGCATTGAGAAGTATTGATACTGGAACAAAACAAGTTATACAACAACCACTTACAACAAATGTTCTTAGTGGTCTTAGAGAATGTGAACTTGCAGAAAATGGACAGTTTTTTATAGATAAAGATGGAAAAGCAACATTCAGAAATAGGGCATACAAGTTTACAAATACAAAAGCAACTACTGTTCAAGCTACTTTTGATAACTCTGGTTCTAACTTACCATATACAGATGTTCAATTAGGTTTTGATGATAATGAAGTCATTAATAACTATTCTTGGACAAGAAGTGGTGGTACTACACAATTTATAGCTGACTCTGACTCTATACAAAGATTTACCCCAATCAACTCATCAGAAACTACAATAAATATAAATGATTCTGATGTAGCAAGTATTATATCCCAGAAACTTGCTGAGACAGCAATACCAATAATAAGAATTGATAGCTTAACAATAAATCCTAGACAAGATACAAACATTTGGACACAAGCACTTGGAAGAGATATTGGGGATAGAATTAAAGTTAATATAACCAATACAGATTCAAGCACATTTACTGATGAATTATTCATTGAGTCAATAACTCATAATGTTAACGCATCAAGTCAAACATGGTCTTGGATTCTTACACTTAGCCCAGCAACAACTGCATCATGGGTATTAGGACAAGCACAATTAGGAATTGGTACACGATTTGCTTATGCTTAGTGCTAAGATAAAAGAGATAAAAGGAGATAAATAATGGCAGGAGCAGGTTGGAAATCCTACTCAACTGGAGACTTGATTGATGCTACAACTTTTCAAACATTTGTACAAGACCAAGTAATTCAAGTTTACGCAAACGCATCAGCAAGAGATACAGCATTAGGAACTAATGATGCTGAAGGTATGTTTTGTTTTCTAAAAGATACAAACACATTGCAATTTTATGATGGCTCAGCTTGGGTCAATTTCATTGGAGATGGAGATATTACAGCTGTAAATACAGCTTCTAACTCTGGACTCGCTGGTGGTGGAGCATCTGGTGCAATATCTGTATCACTAGACCCATCTAATTTGACAGATGGTTCTGGGGTTACAGTTGATACAGCAAACGATTTATTGATTTTAGAAGATGTTACAGATGGTACAGTCTATAAAGTTAAGCCAAATCAAATAGCATCTGGTTCAGCAAATGCATTAGTAGATGGAGATTCGGATTACACAATTACTGATGGTGTTGCTAATGGTATTCATTACGAACTAGATAACACAGATATGGCAAATTGGAATCAAGAAGGTATACAACTTACTACTAATGGTGGTGTTTTTAGACATAATCAAACTATTGCACCTACATTCACTATTGGTGCTGGAGAAGGAGTTGTTTTAGCTGGAGCTGTTACTGTAACTGGAACTCTTACAGTTAATGGAACAATGGTTGTTATATAATGACAGTTTTAAAAGTTAACACACTTGCTAAATCATCTGGAAATAATATAAGTATGAATGACCCATTGAATCTTAAAAGCTATACAACTTCACAACGAGATTCTTTAACAAGTGTTGCTGGAGATGTAATTTTTAATTCAACAGCTGGTAAAATCCAATTTTACAATGGCTCATCTTGGACTAACGCATGAGTGTTGATTCAGCATATAATCTCGTTGCATCTCAAAACATAACTACTGGAACTGCATTTACAGATTTAACAGGTATGTCTGATACCTATGAAATATATTATTTTTCTTTTGCAAATGTCAAAGTCGCTAGTGAAGCATATCTTGATGTTATACCAATGGTCGGTGGCTCTGTTGTATCTGGTACTAATGCAGATATAATGGGGATAAGAAGAAATTTCGCATCTGGTAATCCAGCAACTTTTTACAATTCATTACATGGCACTAGAGAATTTATTTTTAGGACTGGTTATCCAATAGATGGTGGTGGAACACATGGAGCTTATGTAGAGGGTTATTTATTAAACGCTAGAAGCTCTAGCCATAGAACATATTGTGCAGGTCAAAGTGTATCATGTGTTACTACAAATAAAGGTGCATATACAAGTGGTGGTTTTCAATATCCTACTAATGATGTTTTTAGTGGTTTGAGGATAAAAGCAAGTACAGGAAATATAAACAATGGCAAATTTTTGCTGTATGGTTTAGATAAGACATAGAAAGGAAATTATGGCGAAGTCATTAGATGATTACAAAGCAGAAGTAACTACTGAAGTAGAAGCTCAAAAACCTATGATGATTCTAAATTCTGATGGAACTGAAAAAGAAATGTCAGAAACAGATTATGAATGGTATATAGCTACTACTGCACAAGGTCGTTATGACATGGAACAATATGGTTATGTTGATGCAAGAGTCGCAGGATATGGAAGTATCGGCGACCAACTTGATATGATATATAAAGATATTGATGGTGGTAAATTAAATAAAAATGGTGCTTGGTATAAGTTGATTAAAAAGGTTAAAGAAGATAATCCAAAACCAGAATAGGAATAAATGAGTACATTAAAAGCTAATACAATATCAACAAATGATGCTAATAATGTTGCGTTGGATAACTCTTTAAAATTAAAGAATTATACCACTACGCAAAGAGATGCACTGACATCTGTTGCTGGAGATACTATTTATAATACAACTGAAAATAAGGTGCAATATTACACAGGCACAGAATGGTTGAATACTGGTTCAGCAGATTTGGTTGGCGATTTAGAATATATTGCAACAATGGATTATTCTTCATCTTCAGCAGGTAGTGGGCAAAATGTTTTAACAACTGCTAATGGTGGCTCTTTAAATGTTGGTGCTTATGATGAGTTTGTTATATTTCTTACTGGTGCAGTTAACTCTGGTAGTTATAATATGAACTTTGTACAAAGTGGTCGAAATGCCGATAGTTCTGGTGGACTAGGAAGCAATCTTTATTCAAAAGCATCTTACGAGGTTAGAGCAGGTAGTTCAACCTTAACAATTGGAAATGGAGCTCAAACTAATAATTACAACTCTTTGACTCCTACTGAATTTAGGACTGCAAGTTATGCAAATAGTCAAGCGACTGCGATTTATAGAGTGAAAAATTTTAGCCACAATGGTTATATGCCAGTATCAAATATTAAATTTATTTATCAAGGTGCTAGTGCAGGTTATAGAAATACTGCATCTTGGTTTGAGACAAGTGCCGAAGTAGGAAGTTTTTATATTGGTGGTTACACTTCTGCTAATTGGTTGTACAAAATTCATATCTATGGAGTGAAAGGTTAATTATGATAGGATATACATATGTCAAGTGAGATAAGAGTAAATACAGTTAGTGAAGGTACTTCTGCATCTGGAGTTACTGTCGATGGCGTTCTTATAAAAGATGGTTTAGTTGATGGTAAAGATGTTTCAACGATTAATTCAGGTGGCTTAATTCTGTTAAGTTCTAATTCACCAAGTGGAGCTTCTGCTGTAACAGCAGATACTATTTTTTCTTCAACTTACACAAACTATAAAATTACTTATGCTTTAACAGTATCACATTCAACTTCATCAACAATTAGAATGCAATTAAGGTCAGGTAGCTCAACAAATACTAATAGCACATATACCTCTGGTTTACGAACATTTAGGATTAATGCTGATACTGAATTTGAAACAAGAGATGATACAGCAGATAGGTGGGATTTCACTGGTGTTGATGGAAGCCAAACTAATAATAGAGTTAGTGTTGATGTTACATTATTTAGCCCTAATTTAACAGCTAGGACTGCATATTCAGGAACATTTTTTACAGATGAAGTTGCGAATCAACAGTTTGGATATATGGGTGGTACTTTTGAAAATACAACAGCATTTGATGGATTTACTATTTTTCCAAGTGCTGGTACGTTCTCTGGAAAGATAAATATTTATGGAATGGTTGATTAAAAATAATGAGTACAAGATTAATTAATGTTACTTCTTTTCGAGTACCAAGAACAGCAGTAGCAACAATAGATTTTACAGATGTATTTTCTGCTGATTATTCTGCATACGAAATATTTGGAACAAGTATTGGTTCAGTGAGTGGCGATAATCTTTTGAAAATGGCATTGATAAAGGCAGATGGTAATGTTTCAACTAGCTCTGTTTATGATTGGAAGTATAACGATATTAGAGATTCAGGCACGACACAATCAGCAGGACATA